CTGGGCATACTCACCTCTTTTGGTCACGTCTTCAATATTTTTTAACATGTCAGCCACATATTGGAAGTGTTGGCGTGTCATGTTTTCATCCACCGCGGCAACTTGATTTGCCTCACCGTTGGCTGCTGCAACGCTCTTGATTGCGTCACCAACTTCGGCGTTTGGATTATTTTCTTGAATCTGTCTCAGTTTAGATAAAATATCTATCATTTCCATAAAATTATTTTCCTGCTGGATCCGGGTTGCCTTTTACTGGACCTTTGTGCGCGGCCTGTATTGGTGAACCAGTATTTTTCTTGTCAACTTCGTTCTTCATTACTTCCTGCTCCACTTTTGGCTTGGCAGCGAATTCTATTTCTTTTCTTGCTTTCAATAATTCTTTCAGTAAGCTCTGGTTGGCCTTGTCTCCATATACTTCATCAGCTTTGATCTTTGGAAGATCTTTATACTCCACGTCCTGCAGTACGCTCTTGAATTCTGATGTGACCTTTACATTCATGTCAGCTTGATATTGCTCTGAGGGATCATTGGGCGTTCTCACAACCACTTGGTTGGCGTGCAATCTCATGCTGTCCGCAATCAATGCTTTCATCTCAAACACCGATGCTGGATACATGGTGACCAATTCAAATATGGTCACTGCTTCATTCTTGATTCCTGGAAAGTCCAACGGAGTATTTTGTATTGGAGTTTTTTTACCCTTTGACAGGCTTTTTACTTCGTACTTGGCCAATGCGCCTTCTAACTTTTTTCCAAAATCTTCGCTTAGATCGCCAACTACCTTAATTTTGTAGTTGTATTCCTTTGTTGATTCTGCTAGATATTGAGTAAAGTTTGTCATAATGCAGTATTTAGTCTTTCTTCAGCAGTTTCTTCATTAACTCGTTACGGTCGCTAATGATCATGCCTTCGCTTTCAACCGGTTCGCTGCCGTTATCTGACCCATCTTTATCTATTTTTAACTTTTTAAGTTGTAGTTCCACTATTTTTAATTTTTTATCAATTTTTTGTGATTTTGCGTCTATGGCATTGCGCAACATGGAACTGGCAACCTCAAAAATACGTCCCGAATATCTGCTGTCCACGTTCATGCCCAAATCCATGAGATTCTTGTAGCTCTCTTCTGCTTCCATGGCTAGTTTGTCTAACTCTAGGTCACTCAAATCTCCCAAGCCCTTGACCTGAGGCAGCGATGCTGCTATCTTGTCAAATTCCTGGTAAGTTTTTTCCAATGCCTTGGCAGTTTGCGGATCCACATTCTTGGGTATGGTGGGTTTGTCTTTGTCATCTCGAGATTTCTCTTTATCATCTACCTTAGCGAATGCTTCTTTGACATTTGGTAAATTGAGAATGTCTTCTAGTTTGCGTGTCATGTTTGATATTTACTTGCGTTTGCCTTGGTGGAATAATTGTTCCTCACTCAATACTCTAAAAGTAATCCTATTCTGTCGAGCATAAGCAGTGGCAGCCTCCCATTTGGCTGTGTTAATAATTACCTGTTTCTGTCTGCCGGAGCTTTTACCAGCACGTTCCATGGTGGTTTGATTCATGGGTTTTACTTCTATCAATTCAGCATGTTTGCCGCCATCCTTGTCCACATAAACTATGAAAAAATCTGGCAGATAGATTGTGTATTTGCCTGTGAGTGGATGACGATAGGGTATCTGTATGGCTTCACTGGCCCACTGATAAACATTTGGATGCTCATCACACAGTCGCATGAATGAGTGTTCCCAACTGCTCCTATAGGTCGGAGATTTTGTTCCCACATACTTGGCAGGATTCTTCATTGAGAATTTTCCTCTAGCGAATTTCATTAGGCCTTGATATTTCTTGAAACTGTGTCTTTGCTGGTTCTGGTGTTCCTGACGCCCAATCTGCTAGTTTTATATCTATTGGCATTAAGCACCACTGTGATCAATTCACTCAACTGTGCTGGAGTTGCATCAGTTAATACATCCAGTATCTGTGTCACTGGCACTGAATCTATCTTGGCCTGTTGCAGTATGACATAAGCAGTCTCTTCTGCTGGTTGTCGGTCAAAGCCTCTCTTGACAAAAAATCCCACAGTCGCATCATAGTCATTGGCGTTGAACTGGAAAGGTTCCACATATTGAGTCTGTCTCAGAGAATCAATTGTTTTTTGTAATCGATCTTTTTCTTTTTGTGGTAGATTTGTATAGAATTCAGCCATTATAGTCTTGCTCGCTCAGCCACTATTGATACTTCATTGGTGACTCTGTTGATCTTGATGTAGCCTTCGTTGACCAATTTAGTTATGTCGGTCAATGCTCTGCTCCTGTAAATATTTTTAGTGGATGCACTGGCTGCTGTGTATTCCACATCACTCTGTGCTATGTTCAATCCTTTTCTCGAACCAATGAGTTTGTAATAGATGCCCGCTGCCACTTGATTTCGTGCTGATAAATTATTTTCTAATAGATTGAAAGATTCTGTGGGGCTGAGATAATTCCTAGTGTCTATCACAGGATTTGAGATCACGGTGTTATTTTTATTTGTTCGATTATCGATCAATCCCTTGGCGCTGGCCAGTGTTGCTCCCACTGCCACTGCTGCCACTGCTGCACTGCCCACGGAAAAGTTGCCCACAGGATTGGTTATGGTTCCGGCCTGTTTGCCGATCTCGATCACACCTTCTTTCACGATGCCTTTTAATTCTTCTTTGACAGCTTCCTTGGCCTTGATCTTTCTGGCATTGTTGTAAGTGTTGACCGCAGTCAATATGGTCCCAACACTGAAATTATCATTTTGTATGTCACCGATCACACTGCCTATGCCATCACGATGCCACCTGGTCCAAATATGGATGTGGTGCCTCGACCCAGCACACTCAATGGAGATGGTTCCAGATCATAATGCACAGTTGCAAATCCTCGCACTCCGTTCTTCACTAGTCCCACACCGTACAGCACGGTCTCGTAGAATATCTGCATGGTGTTGCTCATTATGCCACCACCGTCGGCCTGATCTAGATTGTCGTGGCTGAAAGAACCAATCACAGGATTGACCAGAGTGAATGATGTGAATCTTTTTTTGTGCAATGCAAATATGGTTATGTTTTTTAAGAATGGTTGTCTTCTTTTTTGTGCATTGTCCATACCAAACTGTGTGGATGCCTGTAATAATTCATAGGCATTGTCCTTGGTGGTATTGACACCACCAGCATTGGCCACTGACAGAGAATCTGATATGTTGTATTCGTAATAGGATTTCCAGAATGCATTCACAGTGTCAGCATTGTCATCATGGAAAGTTATGGTCACGGGAGAATATTTGATCCTTGTGCCCACATATATTTTTTTGTTGTATTGCAATTTCTCTTCCAAGTATATATCAAACACCACATGGAAAAGGAATTTGTTTTTGGGTGCTAATTTAAAATTATCATCGGTGTATAATCGACTGGCATGTTGGAAGTCTTTCATGCCTGGAAGACCGTTGCTGAATCCTGATAAGAAATTATTAATGCTTGGCATACCCTATATTTATAGTCACAAAAAAAGCGCCGTTAAAGGCGCTTGTTTTGCTATAAACGAAATGTTGAATTATATACCGCCGCCTGTGCTTAATGAACCTATAGTTCTTGTCAATGCTGTGCCAATTCCTGTGCCTTGTGGAGTTTGTACTGCGTTGTCATATCTGATTGACAAAGTGATCGTAACTGGATCAGATGTGGCATAAGCTAGAGTGTTGTAGTTTACTGAATTAACATAAGAGCCGTAAAGTTCCCAAGTTTCTAACACTCCTGGAGTAGATGCGCCATTACCACCATCTAGCATTTCAATTCTAGTGGTGAATTTGTAATCAATACCTGATGCTGCTGAAGCCTGTTCAAAGAAATCAAATTGTTTCTGAACTTGTTCGCCAACCAATTTAGAAACAGAGTTGTTGACATCGTCTCTTAAATTTAATGTGATAGCTTCCCAAGTGTGTTTGCCAGCTAGGTAAACTCTTGAGTTGTAAACATCCAGTGTCACATCGTCAAAAGTTAAATTAGGTCTTGTGACATCGATAACTTGTTTGGTCAACTCTGATCTTGGTGTAGATACGCCAAAGTTCTCAAGTATCACTCTAAAACGATACTGAAGTTTTGGCATCAATAAACCCTGTGATGCTGAACTCTGATCGTTTGCTAGTGGTACTGTAAATTTACTTAATGTTGAGATTGCCATATTTTTGTTCCTTTTTATTTACCGGGTATTAAACTCCCAAGTTTTCTATTTCCCCTGTGTTTTTAATTCTTAAAGGTATGTAGATAAACTCAACCGATTTCACAGGCTCAATTGCTATGTCCACGTACAGTTCATTTCTGTCAATCCTTTGAGCAAAGTTGTTGGTCTCATCACACACCACTAAGAAGTCATACAGTGCTCTCTGACCTACTAGTTCCAACAAGAATGATTCGATAGCACCTTTGATCTCATTCCTTGTTAAAGAATCATTTGGTTCAAATATAAAAGGTTTGGCTATTTTATCTAATTGTGATCTTAGGTAAACTGTTAATCTTGAAACGTTAATCCTGTCCAGTGCTGACGCAGTTGAAGTTTTGGTCAAGTTACCAAAGTTCAATATGCCTGTGCCTGCAAATGGTGTTAATGGATTCACTTTGGCAGTGTGCATGCTGTCTCTGATGCCTTCTGTTAAAGAGATTACCTGGAACTCGCCTGAGGCACTGTCGATATATCCAACTGCACTAGCATTGTCTACTATACCTCTTCTGGTACCAGCTGGTGCAAACCATGGGAATCCCACGTTGTCATTGTTGGCCAATACTCTCAGCATCATGTGACTTGAAGGAACAACAATTGTGTTACCTGTGTTGTCTGTGGTTCTTCCTGATGGATAAAACACACCAAGATAATCACTTGATGTAATCAGTCCCTCATCACCATTGTCAGACGCACCGGCTGTGTTGTTGGCCCAGCTGCTGATTGCTGTAGATGTACCCTCTAATCTTATTGGTGTGTCACCAATAACGAATGCTGTGTTGTTT